ACCGCCTGCCGCGCCGCTTGGTTATTGCGCTGCATCGCAGCCACTAGCGCGCCAATGCCGCGCGACCCGGCCACAGCAATCACAGCCACGCCTAATGCGTCAAAATTTTCCGTTATGAAATTAAGAGCGCTCGCCAAGCCATTTAAGGCGGCAGTTTGCGCCGACAACCCCCCATTGTCACCAAAGGCAAGCAAAACCCCTTCCCATGCCGCCGCTAGCCGCTTTGCGGCCCCCTCAGCGCCCAGCATGCGCGCAGCCGCTTGATCTGCCGCCGAAACCTCGCTCATGCTGTCTGCAAGCTTCTGAAAGCTATCAGCACCGCTTAACGCCAGTGAAGAGGCCAGCTTATAAGCATCTGTGCCAAAAATGATTTGCAGGGATGAGGTGCGGGCTTGCTCTGACATGCCCGCAAAAACGCGCTCCAACTCCCCAACCACTTCAACCATTGGCCGCAACGCACCTTCGGAATCGTAAAATTGCAAGCCAAGCATTTCTATTTCTTTGCGGGCCTCACTGGAAACGCCCGCAAACTTCACAACCATATTCTTGAACGCGGTGCCCACGTCTGAACCGCCGGTGCCCGCCGCCGCCGTTGCCGCAATCGTGGTTAGCAAATCCTCAAATTCCACACCCGAAGACGCCGCCACCGCGCCGCTTTGGCCAATTGCCAAACGCAAATCATCAAACCCGAACTTTGATTTAATCATTGCCGCCGTTAGGCCATCCACAATGTTGGGAAGCTCCGAAGCGCCGGTGCCGAATTGCTCCATAATATCGGTTGCCAAATCTGCCGAACCTGAAAGTGAGCCACCCGTTGCCGCTGCCAACTGCACACTTGCATCAAGCGCCCCGCCCAAAATCTCAGCGAGACTTAAGCCATTTTTCTGCAACAATTCGGCAGCATCACCGACCTGCCCCGCAGAAAAAACGGTAGTGCGGCCCAATTCCATTGCCCGCGCTTTCAGAACGTCCATTTGTGCGGCGGGCGCATCAGTTGCCGCTTTGATTCGGTTCATTGCCGCCTCAAAGTCTTTAGCCACATTAAAGGCATCACGGCCAAATTTGATAAGCCCGGCGGTTATAGCAATGGCGGAAACCGACCCCCTAAAACCATCAATTGCCCGTGACGATCTTTTCCACCGCGCGTCTATGCGATCTAACCGCCCGTTAACCCCGCGCTGCAAATCAAGCATTCGCCGGTCTACATAATTAGCACCTTTGCGAAATCCACGCACATCAGCGGTGTATTCCGTTACAATATCTTCACGCATTTTTTAGTGCCTCTTGCTGCCGAATAAACGCATCATGCGCTGCCCAAAATTCAACCGGCGTAACCTTCCAAACTTCGGAAGGTTGCCAGTTAAGTGACGTGACTGCGAAAGCAGAAATGGAATCTAGCCATTCTCCGCGCTTGGGTGCGCCGGGTCTTTTTCCATCTCTGCGGCGAACTTTTTTTTCGCCTCCTCCGAAGAGTAAAGCATAGCCAGCAAAAACCGGCCCAATGCGGCGCGAATTTCTCGGGTCATAATCCGCTCTTTGAAAAGCTGATCACCAACGCCCTCAAGCTCCCAATCACTTTTGCCCGCAGCCCGGACACCGGCCAAAATAATCACCGCCGCCTCTTCATATTTAAGCCGCCCGAACTTTAGCAAATCGTAGCATTCACCAAGTGATAAATCAGTTTGCGATTCAATATCGCGCGCCGCGCCGAATGTTGGGCACAAGCCTTTCTTGTGCCCACCAATTGCAATTGAAACATTCGCCATCTTACGCGGTTACACTGCGCACTGGCTCACCGTCAAAAGTAACAGTTAGCGGAATAGTAACTGGCCCACCATCTGCGGCGCTTTCATGGTCGCCAATGGTCAGCATCGCATTGCCGGTGTAAACCAAGCCGCCCGATGCGGTATCTTGTATCACCACCGGCACAATAGTGCTCGCATCCGCATAGTTAAAAATGTCAGCATGCAGCGCGTCCATTGGGCGGCGAATTGTGAAATCCGTTTCATAAGATGCACCCGCATTCTGCCCCCAAGGCGTTTGCCCATTTTTATGCACTGTAACATTTGCCGTTTTGCCGGTTTTATATGTGCCAGTGCCTTGATTTGGCACCTCAACAAGCACCGGCCCGGCTGTATCTGTAACCGATAATTTAAATTCCTTGCCTTGATTCACAGACATATTTATTCCCCTAGATAGATTGAAAATCGCGAAATTGCGTGATGATGGGCAGGGTCATCCCCTGCACCGTCTTTGCTGTTTTTGTGAATTACCAAACCGGAAGACTCTAACGCCCGCCAATCTTCAAGCGCCGCCAGCACCGACACCTGAATTCGTGATACCTCGGCACCAACCGAAGCCGCTCCGGCATCATTGCCGGGCTGCGCAAATACATGCACATTAAAAAATAGTAGACCTTCTTTTGCATTTTTTACTTGCGCATCTACATAGTTGAAACCATCCACCCGGATATAAAGCAGCGGCGCGTTTTCCATCGGGCGGTCACGCACTGGAATATCTCCACCATCTGCTGCCGCGCCCAATGCAACGCCCGCGCGCAAGCGCGCAATCAATGCCGCCTGAAAGGCTGGCTTTGTCTCTAATCCCATCTAATTCACCTATTCTTGCCCTAGTCACTAGGGCGGCTCAGATTGCCCCAGAATTCATGCGGCCCCATTTCGCGCCCATCGGGTGCTAAACGCGCCTGCCGCCCGTCCTGCCAAGCGTGCTTGGCGAAGCGCTATTAGCAACTTTCTGCAAAGCGCGCCTCATTCTCTGGCTGTGCCTTGCATACTCTGCTTCTACCGCTGAATCGTGAAATGGCTTTGCCGTTGTGTTGGCCGTGCCATCATGCACAAATCGCGCATAGAACGCCTCGTTCTTTGCTTTTGCTGTGCGGTATCCCACCGTGCCTGCCATCTTGGCTCTGGAAGTAAGCTTTGAATAATACCGCCGCAGTTTCCCGGTGCGCTTGTTGACCATCGCGTCAATATTGCCGCGCCCCTCACGGTGAACCGCATTTACCGTTTCCCTAATTCCCTCAAGCGCCGCATCCTCTAGCGCGTCAGGCATGCGCCTAATCCGCTGCGCCGCCCGGCGCGTGCCGCGCATGCGGCTCACGCCGCAGTCTTTGTGGTCAAGCGCAGCCACATCAAAGCCGCCCCCGGCACCGGCGGCTCAATCGCCGTGATATTCCAAACCACGCCGGGCGCGCCCTTGCTAACATCACGCGCCCGCCAGTTAGTCGCAATGGCCAAAGTCTGTGCGGCCACCCTCACGCCAAGGCGCGATTGCATGGAAGGATGAACCCCGCCCGCGCTTTCATTATCACCTGCGCCCTTTAACCTGAAATCACCCCAGCACTCTAATTGCTCGGGCCAATCATTTTTAGTGCCACCCTCGGGCGTTTCCACGCTTGAGGGCGCGTCAAATGCAAAGCGCGCATTAAGCCCCACGGCGGTTGCCCTTTGCACTTTTTGGCTTGGCCTCGACCTCGCCAATCAGCTTTTGCATAAGCAACGGGCGGGCGTCATGCTCACTCGCTTCATATTTATCACCGGGGTTGAATTGTTTCCCCCACTGCCGAAATCCTTGCAATACCTTGTAAGTCATGCCCTACCCCTATTCGCTGATTTTTGGGCGTGAATATTTCACCGCCCGCATTAGATTTTTGACGCTAAAACTTGAGTAACGCCGTGATTGCTCGCTGTCTTCACCAGTGTTGCGCATGGTTTGATACCATTCTTGCACCAGCAAAATTATAGCCTGCCGCATCCTGCGCGGTGTTTTTGTGCTGGTGGCATAACCAACCGCTGCCCTAACCCGCACTGCCGAATCTTCGGCCCGCTCCGGCCATGCAAAGCCGCTTGCCATTTTTAGGCGCGGTTCATCATGGCCGGTTCGCAGCGCATAACTACCCGCATCAATTGTCCGCCAAGTTTCCGCCGCGTCCAAATATTCCACCGACAGAATTTCGCTGACCGGGGCAAGCGGAAACCACCACGCGCCAAAGTCTGCGCCATCAACCAAAAATTCCATATCACGGCTCACCGCCGCGCGCCGCGTGCCTGCCTCCACCATTTCAGTGGCCGCAGAAAGTTGATCAGCTAAAAAGGCATCATCAACCGCAAAATCGTGCCCGCTTGCAGTCTTGAATTCTGCAACCGTCACCGGCGATTCTGCCTCGTCTAAACTGATCAACTTCATTTTCTCACCTCACAATTGCGATTTTAAGCGTCTTGCTTGGTTTTGGCCGGTGCCTTATAGGCTTTGGCCACTTTGGCTTTAATAAGATTATCAGCCTTTTCAGGGTCAAACCCGGCAACATCGCCCTTGTTGTAACTGCCCCATTGCTTCACAAATTCTACCGATTTCAGTTTCATTTTCTTATTTCCTGTTTTTTCTGATTAAGGTTGCCAGCGCGCCAGAATAGCGCGCCAGCTATAGCGCCGGTTTAGCCCCAGCCCTTTGTAGTGATCATGGCAATTGCTTCCACATGGCGCGGCGCAAGGTCATGCTCCGCAATCGCCCGCATCAGCGTCAAATCGCGCTGGAAAGCCGAAATGGTATCGCCATTAGTATCAACGTAAGTGGCCTCGCCACTTGACGCCAAAGTCAGTTTCATTGAATCACCAATCAGGATTTCATTGAAATCAGCCAAAGTAATTTCCGATTCATCCGAACCAACCCCGAGATTGTTAGGGATTTGCGAAGTGGTATAAATCGGATACCCGCGCAAGGTGTTGCTCGCATCAATGCTTGGGTAGGCAAGGTTGCCGTTAGCATCCCGCAGGCCAGCCAAGAAAGATTTAACACCGCCGCGCATAATCCAACCCGGCTTGGCCATTGGAATGTTGGCATCTGTTAGCTTGGCCTCGCACTGCCGCAAATACAAATCAACATTTGCAAAAACCGCATCGGCGGCAACAATCACGTTTGCACCGGGGCACCACGTTTTAAGGCCGGTTGGCTGGTCGCCTGTGCCATCGGCCCGCAAAAACGCCAAGTCTTCACGCAGCGCCATTACATCAAGCATATCATCCCGCACCATCATGGCAACGGCAACCGAAGCATGGCGCAAAAGTGCGTTACCAACAGGCACCAAAGAACGCAGAGTTTTGAACGATTTGTCAACCCTATCAAAGCCCGGTTCACTTTCAACCGCTGGCGCATTTTCCGCACCATAGCCCGCCGTTGCCCCGCCGGTTTGGCGCGCATCGGTAACTTGGCCCGCAGGCATATCAATAACCCGCGCCCCAGCGTTGCGAACCGTAACACGCGGCTTGAGCATTTCGATAATTTCACCGCTCAATTCTTGCGGCACGGTCACGCCGCCCGCCGCATCAGTAGCCCCTGAAAGTGCCGCAGAAATCGTCGAATGCCCATGATTTTCAGCATAAGTGGCCGCGCGGGCCGCATCACCCGAACCTGCCGCAAGCGCCATGATAAACAAGCCCGCACCAACGCCCTTTTCCATGGGGTTTTTGGGCGTGGCTGGTGAAAGTGCACTGCCACCGGCTAGGCCGCTTGGCATATCAACAGGCACCGCCGCTGCCGCCGTGGCCGCTTCCACTGTTTCAGCGCGCTGCACGCGCACATTCAGTGCATCAAATTCAGCTTGCGCGGTTGAAAACGCAGCTGTTGCCGCCTCAATTGCTGCCGTGTCAGGCGCTTCCGCAGTCTCGGCAGTGTCAAGCGCCGCTGCACAAGATTGCATATTTGTTGCCGCTGCTGTGCGCTGGCGGCGCAGGTCATTTACATCAAATGCCATAATTCATATTCCCCTTTTGGGTTGCTAAACGGCAATGCCGCCATAAAAAAACCCAGCCAAAAGGCCGGGCGGTTTCATTCCGATCATTCGGAAATTAGGTTTGCGCCATTGCCACGGCAACTTGCGCTTGGCGCAATGCGCCAATGCCGCGCGGCGCTGGCCGCTCCGGCTTATATTTTTCAAGAATACGGCCATAAAACGCCGCGCGGGTTTCCACATGGTCCGCCAAGCCAACTTCAACCGCGCGCTCGGCTGAAAACATCGCCCCGCCGCGCTTGGGGTCGCCATCAATACCAACATTTGCCAACAACGCTTCAACGGTTACACCGCGCCCGCTAGCCACCGCGCTATGAAAGCGGGCCTCCAATTCATCCAGCCGCCGCATGATTTCAACCATGCCCTCTTCCGTTTCAGCATTTGGGTTTTTCGCCTCGGCGTGGCTTGACGTAATAACGCGGGTGCGCCAGCCATCTTTCCCAGCGCCTACCTGAACATTGGAACCCGTCATAATGCCGATAGAACCGACCTCACCACCCGGTGCAACGCTAATTTCCCCGCCTTGGCTGGCCAGCCAATAAGCCGCACTCGCCGCAAGCGGCGCTGCAATCACATGCACCGGCTTTGCCGCTGATAGTGCCGCAATCGCCAGCCCTGCCCCCTCCATCCCCAGAACCAAGCCACCGGGCGAATCCGTATCAAACACCACCGCCGTAACTTGATCATCAAAGCCAAGCGTTGTGCAGGTTTCAATTAACCCTTGGTAGGTTGTCCAACCAAAATACTTTTCCATCCACAAAGTGTTGTTTGAAAGCATCCCGCGAATAGGCACAACGGCCACACTGCCCACAATCGCGAAGCGCTCACCGGGTTCAATTCGGATTGCCCCGCCGCTATGCGCCAAAGTTACCCCCTGCCCTTTTTCCGCAGAATGGGCGAATGCGGTGGGGTCAAAATCTGGGGAAATCATCCGATCACCAATCGAAAACAAAGCCGCAGCACCGGCGCGTAATTCAGATTTTTTCATTATTCTTTCCCCTTGGGTTTTGGCTCAGTTTTGAATTCTTTGGTCATGTTGGGCGGCGGCAGCAATTCATCACCACCGGCAATAGGCGGCTTGCCTTCAATCTTGCGTATTTCGTTAATCGTCGCATATGGCCCGCCCGCCGCCTTCACATGCGCTTCAACGCGATCTTTAGTTGTGGCGCGCAGTATTGAATCAAGATTATGGCGCAAAAACATGCCGCTGCGGCGCTCTTTTTCCGTCAAAAGGCTAATTGCAGCTTGCTTTTCAAGTTGGGTTGCCCAATGCAAAAGGCAATCTGTTAGGTAATCAATCGCCTGTTGCTCAACGCCCGCTTTCACACCAGCATCATCAATAGCAACCTTACTTGGCGGCATCCGATAAAGCGCTAGAATTTGCTGCCGATCAAAGCGGCGGTTTGCCAAAAGCTCACGGTCTACCGCAGAAATGCCAAGCGTTTTAATATCCGCACCTTCGGGCAACATCGGCACACCATTGCTTTTAGGGTCATTCAAAAGGTCGCGAACTTTCCGCGCATCGCGCTCCCCTTTTTCGTCATCCTCCCAATTTTCCCCGCTTGTGATATAGGCTTTGATATGAACACCCGAAACATCACGCCCCGCCGCTTCCTGTCCGGCCAAAGCAATGCCAACAGATTCCGCGCTTTCCATAATGGGCGAACGCCCAAGCCACCCGTCACGGCTAGCATACCGCAAGTGGGCCACCATCCGCGAAGGCACTTTGCGCCGCACACCTTCAGCGTCAACAAATTCATAGAACCGCTCACGCCCGGCGCGATACATTTGCACCCCGTCATTGTGGATATGATCAATGAGCATAACCTCGCCGCCACCATCGCGCGGCGCATATCCATAGCCATTTCCCCGAAGCGCAAAGCCGTGTGCCATCGCATAGCGCGTTACAATCGCGGGCACGCCCGGCGAACTTTCATTGTTCAACAGCCAATCAACAGGGTGATCTTTCACCCGCACATCTTCGCCCGTGTCGCCCTTTTGGAATAGCTGCAAATTAACCTTGGCCAAATCCCCCGCGATAATATCAACACACGAATAAACCGTGCCATGCCGTAATGCTATTTCAGGGCTAACGGTTGGCAAAGTCGCCACACGCGTGCCCGCCCCCCCAAAATTGCCAAGCCATCCCGCAGGCTGCGCAATGCCGCTCACTTCCGCAGCCGCGCTTAAGACAGGCTCCACCCGCGCTGGTGCCGCCACAGTGCTGCCACCTAACATTCTGCTAAATATGCTCACAATATTTTGACCCCTGCTTTTTTCTTACCGCTGCCATGCGCAGCCCGACCTACGGCCATAATGCCCGCAACCGCCGGGTCAATTCGCCCGGTTGATTTGCGTTTGTTTGGCGATATGTTTTCCGCCTTGTCTTCATCACGCACCACGTTGCTAACCGCCCAAGCAAGCACCGGGTTGCCATTGTGGCGCAAGCGCCGCTGCGCGGCCTTCTTTTCAAATTCCTTCATAGGCGGCGACATTGAAAGCGCGCCTTGGCGGTGCATCAACAAGGGCACCCGCTTTTTCTTCAAAGCCTTTTTCATGCTGGCCATGCCGTGCGGGTCAAACGCCAATTCTTGCAAATCAAACATTTCCATAACCCAAAGGATTTTTTCAATTATCTTGTCTTCATCAATCGCGCCCGCATCGTCATGCAATTCCAACCATCCTTCATCCCGCCATTGGATGAATTCCTTTTTCTCTGTCTGTGCCCGATGAATGAACCCCTTTGGCCCAACGGGGAAAAAGGTATAGCAAAGCATAAATATTTCATCACCCTGCGGCACCGCAACCACCAACGACGAAAGGTCTGTTGTGCTGGAAAGGTCCAACCCTGCCCATGCGGGCTTGCCGTATAAATCCTTTTCGTCAAACGGGTCTTCGCCACCCGCCCAAACATCGCCCGCAATCCAGTGCGTTTGCCCTTCGGTCCACAGGTTCAAATGCAACCGCCGGAAATTTGGCATCTTGCCGCTAATCGCCGTTGCCTCTTGGTAAAGCTGCTTTAGGCGCGCCTGCGGCACAGAAATATTCATATTCGGGTTTGCCATCGCCCATGTTCTCGGGTCCGCAGGGTCCGCAAGCTCGGGCGGCTCCGCAACATAGGCAAAGAATTCATCATTCACCGCGCGACCCGTTAAAACGTCTTCGGCGTATTTGCGCACCTCGCCGCAGATACTTTGGCGCGAAGCGCCCGCCGTGGTGATCATCCATTCAAGTGGCTGTGAGCGCGCAATCATTGAATTGCGCACAACCTCATATAATTCCCGATCTTGCCAGCGGTGCAATTCATCCATGGCCGCAAAATGCGGGTTGATTCCGTCCGCTGAATCGCCATCGCGTGAAAGGCTTTTCATTTCCCCATCGCTGCCGGGGCATTTGATCAAATGCTGCCCAATCTCAAAAAGCGGCGCAACCGCCGACTTTTTGAGCATCTTAGAAACCTCTTTGAACAAAAGGCCCGCTTGATCTCTTGTTGTCGCAGCCGCAAAACCCTGCGGCGAGGACTCGCCATCAAATAGTTGCGTATAAATCATGGGCACGGCAGTATCCGTGGTTTTGCCATTCTTTTTTGCAACTTGGTGATAAGTTGACCTAAAGCGCCGCTTATCCGTTTCAATATGCTTCCAGCCTAAAACCGCGCCATGCCTGAACATCTGCCAAGGCTCTAGCGCCATTGGTTTGCCCGCCATATCGCCCGTTGTATGGTTTAGCATCTTTGCAAAATTGATTTCACGGTTGGCCGCTGTGCAGTCAAAGTAAAACCCGCGATCTGCCGCCGTTTCCAAATCCATCAAATGCCGCTGGCAGGCCAGCGTGACCAGCTCACCCGCAATCACATCACCATTCACAACGTCTATCGCGTATTGCGATACCGCGTGATCAATTGGATTCATTTAACTTAGCCATAAGCGAGGCCAACAAATCGCCCTGCCCGTCATTCTCAAATCGTTGTTCGTCAATCGGTGAAAGCCCATAAAGCGCGGCCAACCGCGTTAGCGTGCTGATAACCTCTTGCCGCTGCCCCCACGCCGCCCTCTTCTTTTCTTGCTTGCCGTTTCGGGTTTTGGTTTCAAAATAATCCCCATAGCATTGCAGGTCATCCGTAAATTTTAGGTAGTCAGAAAATGCCTCACACCACACCCGAAACATCGGGCGAAACTGCAAATCAAACCGCTGCTTCATCACTAGCACCGGCGCGATTTCCCGCCATACTGCCGCGCCCTCTTCCGACATTGTTGCGGGTGGCTCTGGCACATTGGCCGGGTCAAAGTCTCCCTTCATTGGAAGCTTGGTTACATTATTTGGCTTAGCTCCCTTCATATTCAATATCCTTTACAAAGTGGGCTTTTTTCCCCAATTCCCCGCCCACAAAAGGAATTGTATATGCGGCGGCGTATCCCTTTGAGTGCTGATAAATCAGGCACCCCCCGTATGACGCCCCGCAAATCCAACTTCCCGTGCGGTTTTGCGGTTGTGGCATCGCCTGCACAGCGCTTGCCAGTTGTTCTTATCCCAAAACAGTTTCAAACTGCGGTGCCCGTGGCCTTCGATATGGTCAACGACTTCCGAAGCCTTGACCAAGCCAACTGAATCACATTCAATACAGACCTGATTTGCTTTAAGAAATGCCCGCTGCAATTTGCGCCAACGTGCCGTGTTGTAAAGCTTTCTGAATGCGCCGCCTTGGCGCTCCAAATCAATACGGGCCTTGCGTGCAGCTTCCTTAGCCTTCATTTCTTCGGCGTGTTCCTCACACCGCGTGCCATCGGTTGCAATCTCTTGGCAACCCGCATAACCGCACAACCGCATATCCATCACCACGGCCCCGCAACTATTGCACTGCCCATAAAAAAGCGCCCACCGGCTTGTTAGCCGCTAGACGCAATTCATTGACGTTAAATAGATAGATACCCATGAAAGACTTAAGGGTCAATCACCCACGTTTTCACTGCACTTGCTAAAATTTGCAGGTGCGGCGCATCCTTCAATCTTGCGGCCCGTGCCGCGTGCCTCACCGCCCCACAGATACAGCACCGCGCCCAAAGCTTTTTCCAAGAAAGCCGCCGCGCGCTTACGGTTGCTGGTGTTGTAGTTATAGCCATATGCCCGCAGCACTGCCGACAAATCCATACCATCAACACAAACGGCATCCATCATTGCGCGCGCACTTATCGGCTGCGGTGCGGCAATCACCTGACCCTGCGCCGGTTGCCCTGCCCGCGTTGGCCCTAGGTCTGCCGCGCCCTTGGCCACCCGCGCCGCTCTAATCGGGCGCATGGGCTGCAATACATCAAAACCCTTATGCGCAAGGCCAACCTTGCCCCGCATCATCAACCGCCGATCAATTGCCCCTTCCGGCCCCGCCCCCGAACCACCGCGCGCCGTGGCTTCCAGCGATACACAGCGCACGCCGCCGCCGTGCAACTCTTCAAACATTGCGCCATAAAGAACCCCAACCGCACGTTGCGCCGCGCTAATGCCCGCCATGCCGTATAGTGGAATTGCATGAGTGGTTTGCCCAACATAGGTAAGCCGCTCGCCGTTTGCTTCCAGCACACATTCAACATACTGCCCGCGCGGGCGCGCCCCCACAGAACTGCGCGGGCGCGCTGCCGCTGCCGCGCTTAAACTTTTACGGCGATCTGCGGCCACAGCGTCTTTGGCTCTAGTTTTCATTTGCACCACTTTCATTTGCCTGCGGGTAAACCAATTTTTCAACGTGGCGTTTGTGACTGCTGAAACCGTCCAGCCAATCGCGTTCATCTGCGCGTGCCTTACCCGCATCTACCAACGCAATCACCCGCGCGCTTTCACGGTGCGCCTTGGCGGCGCGGCCTTCCAATTCATGCTTCCAAGCATAACTATTTGGCGGGCGTCCGCACCGGCGCATCCAACCATGCAGCGCCATTGCATATTCTGGCCCGCGCGCCCATGCTTCCCGCCCTGCCGCGCTGGCCATGTAGGAAGTTATCATTTCATTTTCACCATCGGGCACGGCCTCAATAGCCTTTGCCCAATTCACAATTGATATAAAATCAGGCCACACATTTTTGCGCTGGCCCGTGGCGTTACCCTCAACCATTGCCCGCAACACCTCCAACCCTTCCGCACTCATATAAGCTAAGCGACCCCGCAACTGCGCATAAAACGCCTCTTGGTCTTCCACCCTAAAGCGGTGTTGCTTGCGCATCCCCATCGCCTTTAGCGGCTCTATCAGGCATTCATCTACTCGCTTTTTACGCATGTGCCGTGTTAATTTTTCCACTGCCTTTGCCTTTCTCTTATTCTAAGCCTTACAAAGTTATCCACAGGCACAGCGCCCGTTTGTTGTCGTAGGGGTTTAAGGGGAATTCTTCCTAACCTTACCTGCCTTGTCGTGACAGCTAACGGCCATACTGACCCCGGCGCGGGCTGTCCGCCGCCTGTCCGCCGCTGTCTTCCGCTGTCTTCCGCCCGTCCGCACCTGTCAAAGCGGACAAGTGACGCCCTGTTTCAAAATCCATTCGCCTGTCAGTAACGCCCGGCATATGGTCAGGCAGCATGCCCGCATCGCTGGCCACTCGGGTTAGCAGCGCCACCTTGTCAGGCCCGCGTAGTGAGGTGCTAAAGTATCCCCGCTGCTCAAGCTCGGCCATAATTTCGGGCACACGCGCAACAATCTCGGGC